AGTAATACACTTACAGGTGACTTAACAGGTGATGTTACCGGCGACACAGCAGGTACACACACTGGTGCTGTTGTAGGTAATGTAACAGGTGATGTTACTGGTGACACAGCAGGTACACACACTGGTGCTGTTGTAGGTAATGTAACAGGTGATGTTACTGGCGATGTTGTAGGTAACGTAACTGGTAACGTAGTAGGTGACTTAACTGGCGATGTTACAGGTGCTATAAAAGGATCAGGTGGTAGTACAGTACTAGCATCAAATACAGGTCCAGCAGATGCAAACTTATCAGTTGATGCAGTTACAGCAACAACACTTTCAGGAACACTAACAGGCAATGTTACAGGTGACTTAACTGGTGACAGTGCAGGTACACATACTGGCGCAGTAACTGGCGATGTTACAGGTAACGTAACTGGTAACGTAACTGGTGATTTAACTGGTAATAGTGCAGGTGTACATACAGGTAACGTAACTGGTGATTTAACTGGTAACGTAACTGGTAACGTAGCAGGCGAAGTAACTGGTAACGTGTTTACTAGTTTAATTGATAGTACAGACTCAAGTGCTATTACAATTACTCCAGCAGTAGTTATGAGCAGTGACTTAACAGTTGACAATGCTATAAGCGTAGGTGGTATAACTGGTGTTGTTATTAACGATAATTTCATTGGTGCATACAGTGCTAGTAACCCTACAAAACTTGCTGTTAACACTATATGTTCAGACTCAAATGATTACACAACAGAATTAGTAATTGACAATAACGTTCTATTAAATTACGATATGACCGTTACAGGAAAATTACAAGCATTTGGTGAACGTGCAATTACTGCAATTCACAGAACAGAATTAAATGAAACAAATAGTGGTTTCTTTGTAACTGAATATTCAGGTTCAGTAACTGATGCAAATGAGCTACAAGACATTTCAAACTATACAATTAAAACTAAAATTGTAGAAGATGTTGCAGACTTTGGTACTGCTGTTAAATTTGCTAGTATGACAACTACACAACGTAATGCGCTAACAGCGGCGGCTGGTATGGTTGTGTTTAACACTACAGATACAAAATTACAAGTATACACAGGCTCAGCTTGGGAAGACTTACACTAATAATTAAATAAATTTTAGTCACAAAAAAAGGAGCATTAACGCTCCTTTTTTATTGAGTGGATTATTCTTAAAGAATTATCATACACTCAACTACTTTTTCTTCTTCAATAGTACTTGTAGTAAGTGCTATAGCAACTTTTTGTGCGCCTTCTTTAATTAGTACACCATCGTAACTTGCATAAAGTATATCACCTTTATTAACTGCTCCTAGTACACGAGTTGGAACACGACCTTTAAGTGCTATTGCTTGTCCTTCTGCATTTGCGTTCATTAAGTAAGCTGGATCAGTAGATATAATTCCTACTGGAAAATCATTTGGTCCACATGCTTTAAGTTCGCTATCTTCATCTGTGCTAACACATACTACTGTGCCTGGTGCTAATTCTTCATTTGTTGTATATTTCTCAGCCAAGTCAGCAAAGTCTGCTTCTGTTGCTGTACCTATAAATTTAAATCCTGGTTCTAAATCAATACCTGTAGATTTAACTTTACCAATTGTTGTACTATTATGCGTAAATGTTGTATCGCCGTCATTTGCTACTGTTACACTACTATTACCATTTGATATTGATGTAGTACTAACTCCGCTAATTGCATTATTAATATTAGATACTGTAGTATCAACTTCGCTTTTACTATAAACATCTAAATTAGTTCTAGCATTAGGAGCAGTTGTTGCGCCTGTACCACCATTTGCAATAGCAGTTACAACATTGTTAAAGTTAATGTTAGTAGCGTTAAGTGTTCCAACAGTTAAGTTATCAAACCAACCATCGTTTGCTGTTCCTGATTCGTTTACATGTCCTACAAGTCTAGTACTTGCTGTTATTATACTACCGTCTATAGTAGTAGCAGTAATATCATCTGAACTAATAGGTCCTACAGCAATAGCGTTAGATGCATCTCTTGCAACTAATGTATTTGAACTTTTAGCTGTACTAGCATCAAGTCCTAATTGTAGTACTGCACTTTCTGCTCCTGCACCATCTAATACATTGTTTACATAAACATTAAGATAAGGATCATTGTTGTATGTTGATATATTTTGTACATAGTTACCTGTAGTATCTGTTCCTAAAGCAACACTATTTTGCCCAGATGTTAGTGTTAAAGTAACATCTTGCGATCCATCTATTGTAACTTGTCCTGATAAATCACCGTCTACTGTTATTATTCTTGCAGTAGTCCATTTATTTGCTGTTGCGGCCGCACCGTTTAATGCGCCTATAAATTCTGTAGCATATAGTTTTCCGTTGCTGTCTCTAACTGCAACTGTATCCGGTTGTCCTGCTCCGTCTGCAACATGACCAACTCTATATTCATATGCACTTGCACCTGTAGCAACTTGTAGTGTTGCCGCTCTTGATGCTAGTCCACTAAACTGTGTTGCAGTAATATTACCTGAATTATCTCTAGCAACTAGTGTATTTGCTGTAGCAGTAGTTGCCGCACCAATAAAAGTTGCTCCGCCGTCTACTTGTACACCATCTGCTTTAGTAACTCTACCTGTAAGCGCCGCTGTAGCGTCTGTGCTGTTGTATAAGTGCGTTCCGCGGAAACTAGTACCAAAGATATCACCTACACTATCTCTTGTTACAAGAGAGTCAAATGTGTTTCCTTTAGTAGCAATTTTGTATGTTCCGTCACTTAATACAGTATTTGCTTCGTCTGCTATACCTCTAAAGTTTACAGCATGTACTTCGTTCCAACGCTTAGTTGTAGAACCAATATCCATTGTGTTATCTGCATTTGGTATTGGACCAGTTGCTGAAAGTTTTAACGGAATAACTGTTGAGCCACCTGCGTCTTTAACTTTAAATGACATATCGGCATTTGTAATAGTTGACTCAAGTATTGTTTCGCCGCCGGATATTTTAACTAGTAATTCGTCGTTTGGTCCAATTAATAAACCATCATTATCAGCAATATCAACTTGTGTAACAAACGTTGGATTTGAACGTTGTACAAACTCTGCCGCTAGTGTTCCGCCTAATTGTAATGCGTTTGAAACAGTACCGTGTAATTGATAGTTACCTGTTGTAACTCCGTTAGTTGAATTTTCTGTATTAAGTAGTGTAATACCTTTTTTGATTCTATCAAATCCGCTAATTGGATTTGAATCATCTAATGTAAATTCGTCATTACTTACTGTAAAGATAACAACGTCATCTACAAAACCTTTTAAAATTTTGTGCTTATACGGTGTGTCGTCTGCTTGACCTGCAAATAAGTTATCATAAACTTCATCATCGTCAATCGTTGTTTTAATAGTTTGGTTACCTTTTGGCCCAACTAATACAAAAGGATCACCTGATGCCGCACCATTATGTGCATATAGTTGACTTGTTACATCGTCCCACCATAAGTCACCTTTGTTAACATTTGCTGAAGTAATTGCTGAACCACTTGGCTTAGAACCAATGTGAACGTTTCCAAGGGGAACAAAAACGCTTTCACTATTACCATCATACACTTCTATTTTTTTAGAAGTAGTATTAAACCATAACTGTCCTGCTATTGGTCTCGGTGGTTGATTAGCACCTGCAAAGTTTTCTAGTAAGTAAACAAAATTTTCATTTTGTATTTCGCCGTAACCTGCATAGTTTTTACCTATTAGTTTTAGGTCAGTTGTGTTGTCGATCGTTCCATCTTCAACTACTGCTACACTGTTGTTACGAGTATTAAATATTGTATAAGCCATTCGTTAATATCCCCTATTACGATAATAGTATTTATCGTATTTCCCTGTTAATGTTCTTACGGAGTTTCACCGTTTGGACCCGTAGCAGAAGTTACCCATGTCTTTGTTCCGCCTACATCCTCTACTTTAAAGAATCTTTTAACTCGAGTTGTATTTGCTGTAGGTGTTGCGCCGTCATCTGCCTTTAACGTAACATCACCTGTTGTTGTTCCTGTAAATCCAATGTCTTGTATTAGTTGCTGGTTTGCTGGACCCGCCGCTGTTGGTGCAACACCATACGGTTCAATAACATTTAAGTCTGAAAAATCTACACCAATCTTTGTTGTACTAATACTTGAACCAATAGCAATGTTACTAACTGCTCCTCTTAACGAAGTAGTAATTACTCTTGCATATGTATTAATACGTTTTTCTGACGCTGGATGTAAAAAGTTTATACTGTCAATAACTTGTTCATCTAAACTTGAAAAACCTGTTTGTGGCATATCTGTAACATCTATTATTAGTGCTACAGTATCACTTTCCATTTGTGTATCTACATAGTCTTTGTTTGCAACATCAGTTGTTGCACCTGTAGCATAGTTAGTAGTAGCAACACCTGTAATTTTTACATTGTTAAACACAACTGTTCCGCCACTATTGATTTGAAGACCAGCTGTTGTATCTATAATTGGAGTACCACCGCTATCACGTATCTCCATAGAAGACTGTATACGCACTCTGTCCATTTGACCAACTTCACGCAAGCCTGACGCTACTTCAATAGCAGATCCTAATTCGTGATATGTTCCGCCAACATTTTCTTGTGCTATAACAACATTATTAATTTTGTATGCTTTGCCATCATAAAGATTTAAATGATCACTAACTTGCCAGTTGTCACCTTCAGTTCCATCATTTTGCCATTTAAGGTATTTGTCGTTTGCATTTGTATTACTTGGAGCACCTTTAATTATAACACCAGCATTATTTGCTGTTGAGTCACTACGTTGTACTACGCTAGATACTACTGCATTTGCTCCGCTTTCTTGATTTAATAAACCAACTGCTGAGCCTGTTAATGTGTCAGCGCCTGAACTAAATGTTCCGTTAGTTGGCTCTAATGTAAGTGTAAGTAAGTCTGAACTAATAGTTTTAAAAGTACCTGTTGCTAGTGTGCTTGATTGTGTAACAGTTTCACCTACTGTAAGTTGTCCTGCAATAGTAGCATCCAAAGCCGCATTAAGTGTTATTACTGTATCTGCATGTCCTAGTTCAATATTGTAGTCATCAACTGTTAAGTTTTGTGTTTCAATAGTTGTACTTGAACCTTCAATAGTTAAGTTACCTCTAATAAGTGCATCACCATTAACATCTAATGTAGCAGTTGGTAACTGACCTAAGTCCATATTAATACCAGCTCTTCTATTATTAGAAGTTAAAACAAATCCATCATATTCAGTAGATCCTAATAAGTTAATTCTAAATCTATCGTCTTTACCAGTAAGCTCAATACTTGTAAGTTCGTCTGTTGCTTGGAACTTTGCTTCACCTGATTGTCCAATAGTTAAACCGCCGGAGTTTTGAATAAAAATTGTTCCAGTTGTAATACTGTTAGCATCTGATGCTAGGAACTGTCCTGCTGTTTTTCTAATTCTTAATTGTGTGTCAGGATCAATTTGGTCTGTAATTAGTGAGTTAGATGAATCAGCAACACCATAGAATCTAAAATTATCAGCATCAATAATATTAAAGCCACGTTTGATATCTTGTGTGTAATTTAGTCTTGATTGTTCTGCAAGTGTTGGAGTATACTCATCGTTACTAATAAGAGCAACTGTAGTTTCACCAATAAACAATTTAATTAGTGTATGGTCAACTGATGATTTATCTCTAACTGTATCAACTTCAAATCCACTCTTGCCTTGAGCATCTGTATATATTGGTCCAACTAGTACAGGATCTCCTGTACCGTCAAAGAACTTCATTTGGTTAGTAGCATTGTTTATCCAAATATCACCTGCAACCATTTGTGGTTGTGTGTTACTAACTATAGGACCATTTGATTTAAAACCTGTCCCATCATATACTTTTAGTCTACCTTGTGATTTATCGTACCATAACTGTCCTGTAATAGGAGTTGCTGGTGCCGCTGTACTTGCAAAATTTTCTAGTATCTTGATAAGGTTTTCGTTGAACGCTTCACCAAACCCTACGTAGTTACGTCCTATTAATGTTATGTCCGAACTAGTAGTGTCTATTTGGCCGTCAACTAGTTCTGTTAATAGCGTTCCGTCTGTCTTGTTTAGTTTATAAGCCATCTATTATTCCCCTGCGTAAATTAAGTAGTTGAGTGTTAAGAATGGATTCATAACATCTATCGGTTGCCCTAATGTACTTTGTGTATCAATACCACCTGACCCTGCGTATAATGCGCCTGTTCCTGTACCAACTAAGTCTGTCTTTTCTATTGTACCTGATGCGCCTAAGTTAGCAACAGATGATGTATCACTAAATGCATAAAACTGTGATCCTTCGCCACCGTCTCTATCATTTATCATATCATGTTCGTGTTCTGGTAAGTTGCTAACACCTAGTGTTACTTTTTCTGTACCACTGGAAGCACCTAAAGTATCTGCCGCCGCATTGTCTGTAACATTTGCACTACCTCTACCCATGTTATCTTTACCCATTGGTAGTCTACCACGTAAGTCTGGTACTGCAAAATATGCATCTGAGTCGCCTGTTTCTGTTTCAATTTGTGATTTTGATTTGAATGACCATTGTACTATTGCATGTAAAGCAGTTTTGTCAGCAATCAAATAGTTAGTACCGTCACAAACTAACCAACCATCTGGAATAGGAATGTTTACATCATCAATAATACCTGCATAAGGAATAATTGAACCTACTGGTACAATAGCTTTAACTCCTGCTAGTATTCTATCTCTAGGCATTTTAAATACGCCCGACGGTTTGTTAACTAAAAATTCATCATTCTCTTCTGATGCAACCGGAGTAGCATTTGCACCATCGCCTATTACGCTAGGTCTGTTTGCAATAAAGTTATTACTAACTGCTGTAGTAAATGTTACACTACCTTGTTGTCCATCAAAGGAAATATTGTTTGCAACAACATCGCCTGTCATTTGGAATACTGTTGGTGATGACAATCTATCTGCTTGTCCAGCTCTGCCTGATACAGAACCTTGTACTTCACCTTTTAAACTACCTACAAATTCTGTAGCATACATACTAGCAAACACTTTGTTTGGTGTACCTATAGTTCTTAGGTTATTTTCATCTGGTAATAACGCAACATTGTAAGTATTTCTTAAATCATCAATACCTATATCAGATAAGTCTGTACTTGTAAGTGGAATACTATCTGGAGCTCTACCTACTATTAACGGACCTGCTACTTTTGCTTGTCCACCAACATTAATATTCTTAGCAATGCCCATTCCGCCAGTTGAAGTAATACTTCCTGTGCTTATTGTTGCACTTTCACTTAAACTTGTTGAACGTATTTGGTTGTCTGATTGTATAACACCGCTTACATCTAATGCAACTTCAGGTCCTGACTTGTTAATACCAACTTTTCTAGTACTATCAACTGTAAGTATTGACTCTAATGGTGCATTTGCTTGATTAGAACTTGTATTCATTCTAATTTGTAAGTTTGCTCCTGGTCCTGCATGTGAAATAATACCTGCATTACCGTCCATTTGCATTTTTACTAAACTACCTTCGCCAACACTAATACCTTCTGAGTTTTTAACGTTGATTGCAAAGTTAGTAATGTTAATAGCGTCTTTACGCATAACATTAGCCGCTGTAATTAATACATCTTGTGCTGTTGTTGCGCCTGGTACTGTTAAACCTAATGCTTTTTCTGAAATACCATTAAACTGTGGTACACCATCGCCGCCTACATTGGCTGCCGATAAGTTTACACCTGGTTTTATACCACTTTCAAAACCTACTATAGTAGCTTTTGGATTAAATGCTTCACTTGCTATAACAGCAACCGGGCTACCTTTAACTTCTATGAACACAACATCGTATTCGTTGTTGTCAATCGCTACAACTTTGTCTGGTCTAGATCCAGTTGCTAGTCCTTCTGCAAACTCTGGACCTACTAATAGCCAACCTGAACCTGCAAATAGGTATAATTGTTGGTTATCAGTGTCAACCCAAAGGTCACCAATAACTGATGTTTCTGCATCTGGAGCAATATTTGCTTTTTTAAGGCCACCGGCCGCTACCCAAGCACTACCGTCCCATAGTTTTAACTGATCAACACCTGGACTATTGTCATACCATAGTTGACCTTCTACTGGACTACCTGGATTTGAACTATTAGCAAAGTTCTCTAGTAAGTGTAAGAAGTTTTCTGCAATACTAGAGCCATACGCTGTAGTATTACGACCTGGTAATTTAAGTGATGTCTCTTGGTTAATAGTGTTGTCTTCAACAGTAATACTGCCTTTATTAACAAAATCGGAATATTTAATTGCGTATGCCATTTATTATACCTCTGTAAAGCCAGTTAAACTCTGTACCCTTACAGTGTAGTCAATTTGAATAAGTCTATTCAACGATTTCTGTACTGGATGGAAGATAACGTGTGTTAAAAGTCTACCGTCTGTACCGCCTGCACCAGCACTTATTAGTCCTAGCTCATCGAATACATATAAGTTTTCTGTATTTGTTGTAGTATCAAATGCATCTTGTCCACTTGGTTCACCATAGTCTAGTAAACAACTAACAAGTATGTCTGTGTAGTTTGTACCACTAACGTGTCTTGTTTCTATTTTGTTTCTTACAGGATCTGTATTGTTTCCTGCTTGATCGTCTACTACTTTAGCAAACGTTTGGTTGTACAAACTTGCATTTGTACCTGTACTGTTTGGAGTTAAGTAAGTAATAATTCCTGTTGGATCAACTGCTGTACCGCCGTTACCAAATGCCATTTTGTATATAGGCCCTTGTCCTGCGTTGGCTAGTGATTCCGCTAGTGCCAAACTCATGTTCTCATAATGAATAGCATTACGCTTATCAATAAGAATCTCGCCACTCTCAGGATCACTAATTTTGATATGTCCTTGGAGTAGTACTCCGTTTAAATCTTTAAATGTATCTGTCATTTTATCTTCCTGCTAGTGTATTTATTTAGGTAAGTCAGTTGTTGCCTCGCGGATGAATTCAGCAATTGAATTATTTGCGTATCTTAACTGCTCCCCTGGTGTTTGCCACGTTTTTCCTATTTTTCTTACTATAACCACCCTAGTACCTGTTACTGGAGTGTCTACAAGTGTTACTGTTGCTGATGAATCTGTAATATTTAATGTAAACTCTGGTGCTAAAGTAATGTCGCCTTCTGGGCTATCTTTAGCAATAAGCTCTGTTGTTACAATTCCATTAGCATCAACTACCTGATTTTGGTACATACTGATTGAATTCTTACGTAGTCTGCGTCCTGCTACAAACACTTCGAACTCGTCTACCCCTTTAGTAGGGATCCAATCTAGCAATATTTGTGTACTTTCGTCATCTAGTGCTATTGAACTTACCATTTCGTCTGTATAAGGAATAGTTTCAGAATTACTTTGATCCATAATTTCTGTTCCTGCAGGGTAAGTATCAGCAGGTCCTGTTCCTAATGTACCTCTACGTAGTTGTCTTAATTCTTTTCCAACTACTTCAAAGTATTCAATTCTTTCTCCGTTAACAAATAATACACCTGGAACGTTTAATTCTTTACTTGGCTGTGTAATACCTTCTGCATCTGTAAGTTGAATTACTTGGTCTGATATACTCAACGGCTCTGCTAAGAAGTAAACGTTTGCTTGGTTTAGTCTCTTATAGTGCGTTCTGTTAAGCATGTCTTTAAACATTCTATATCCAAACTTTTCACTTGCTTTGTCAGCCGCAAAATGAATTACTTGTATTTTATCATTTGGTTTAACGGGTCTATCTATTTGTACGTAATTATCCATTTTAACTAACTTGTAGTCAACGTTTGGAGTTAACATTATTCCGTTTAAACTTATCCAAAGGTATGCGGTATCTACTGCTGGCGCACGTAGTTTAACTAAACCTTTTGTTAGTCTATTAAATTCATAATAGTCATCTGTACCAACTGTAAGTATACTACGTGAAACGTTAGTTTTTGTTTCCATTTGTATATCTTGTAGTTCGTGTCTATTAAATTTATATACGTCAACTTGTGTACCATCTGCAGGTATACTATCTAATACTAGTCTATCGCCTGCTTCAACAAGTGTTATACTTACAATCGATGATGCTGTTGCATTACTTGTTAAGCCTACAATCGGAATACTATTGTCAATGTCAACTGCTTGAGATAGTCCTGGAACAGTACCTACTACAACTAAGTTACCTGTACCAGTAGTAAATGATTTTACTGTTGCTGTATAAACTGTACTGTCTCCAGTTCCTATTTCTACAGTTTCGCCTGGTTCAAATGTACCTGTTACTGTTGGTAGTCCAATTAATGTATTTTTACTAAATTCGTATTCTGCTGAATCTGTAATAACAATTTCTAAGTCATCACCAGTTTCACCTACGTTATCAAACAAAGTAACTGATGAGTTATTAAAGTTCCAACGATAGTCTTTTAGTAATACTTTTTTAACACCGTTAATGTATACATCAACTGCATCTGGACTTAGGCTACTTGTCGGATACTGTGATCTATCTAATACATATTCACGTGCTGTAGTAATGTACCATTGTTGTGTATATCCTGGAAATAATATTTTATCATCAACTTTAACAATAATGTTATGACTTAGTGGGAGCCTTGAAGCAGGCTCAGGTGACAATTCAAATTGTACTGTACTACCATCTCCAATAAATCTATCAATAATTACTTCACTGTATCTTTGTATTGTTTCTTCATTAGTATCAAACAATGAGTAATAAACAAACGCATTATCGTTTGGCGGAATAACAAAGTCTAGTCCAACTAGTCCTGCTTTATCACCATAGGAACTATCTGTTTTAAATAATGATACTTGAGCATTTGCTCCGTCTACATTAATATAACTTTGTATATCGTCTGCCCATATCACACTTGTTACAAATGTTCTTGTTGTGCCGTCACCAATAAAGTGATCTGTGTCTAAAATTCTTTCTCCACTGCCTGCCATTGACAATACATTTACTTTGTCTCCTGCTACTAGTGCATCTCTTAGAGTTAATTTCTTATCTGTAAAGTTTATAGTGTACTCTGGTGTTCCAACTACTGAACTATCAGATCCTGGAACGTCTTCAGATTGTAATATTTTTCCGTTAACTTTAACAATAGCACTGAATATGTTGTGTGGTAAAACATCTAAGTCAAAGTCTACTTGTCCATCAGTTGCAGTATAGTTTCTTGTGCTAATTAAACTACCGCCGTCTGCAGATCTATCATAAACTTTTAAGTCTAGTGTATCATGTAACTGTCCTGGAACTAATTCTTCTGGACCTTTTGATGTTGTTGGTGTAACAAATCCGTCACCGTCAAGGTTAATATCACTTGCATCAAGTCCTGTTGCAGTACCATACTGTAAGTTACCACCTTCAATTAAACTATCAAAGCCAATGCCTTCTGGTAGGAAGCTACCATCGCTTGTAGACTTTCTAAATGTAATTGTTGGATTAGAAGTAGCAAAGAACTCTTCCCACTCTTCAACATTTTGTATATCAATATAGTAGTTTCCATTTTCAACTACATACTCAGTACTGTCTGAAGTAATTGATAACATAATTGCATTTGGATTACCTAATGAAAGAACTGTTGAACCGTCACCTGCAATATAAGTTTTGGTGCTACCATCATAATTAATATCATCAACTCTTGTAGCATTAACATATACATTGTAAATTGTATCTTCTTGTAAAGGTTTAGATAACTGGAATCTAAATGTAGGACCAGTTGTTACAAAACTTTCGTCATCAAAGTTTTCATCATATGAGTCCCATGACGTAGTGTACCATTCTTTACTATCCCAACCTAAGTCTTGACCAAATTCAAAACTCTTAACTTCAACGCCACCGTAGTCGACACCGTCCATTAGTTGTCCTAGGTCTTTACCTAACTGTCCTTCAGATGCATTGTAGAATAAGTTAATTCTATCTGCCGCTGTAAGCATACTAACATCTTTGTTGTATTCAACTTTAATTATTGTTCCAACTAGTTGTGCATTAGTTAATGTAATGTAACCTTGGTTACGAATATGTGTTTTGTTTGTACTAAACAATTCTTTATTATTGAAACTGTACTCACTGCTTAGTGCTTCAGTGTCGTTAAAGAATACTCTAACATTAGTTCTTGTTAAGTCCATTGGAAACTTGAGTGTTAGTGTAAGTTCAGTACCAGTACTTGTAAATACTTCTGTTTCTGGTAAGTTTAATATTTCTAAGTTTGGAGATAGTCTATCAAACTTTTGTGTAACATTTAAACTTCTTACTTTTTTATTTCCTAATACAATACTTACTTTAGGTGCTAGTCCGCCTTCGTCTTGCACACCATCGATTGTAATAGTTGGAATACTTGTAAATCCTGCACCGCTGTTAGTAACAACAATATTTTTAACACTACCACTACCTATATATGCACTAGCAGTTGCACCTGTGCCACCGCCGCCAGTAATAGTTACTTGTGGAATATTAGTAAATCCTGTGCCGCCATTTTCAATTTTAATTTCTTCAACACTGTATGTAAAATTATCAACCCAATGTTTTTGTGGATACTCATCAATATCAAAGTTTATGCCTGACAATACTCCGTCATTGATTTGAACTTGTGGACTAACTATTTCGCCACGCTCTGTATCATAGAACGGCGATAGTTCAAAGTCTGTTACAACACTTTGAGTATTATCTGTCTTATCATATGCTGATAAGTATTCTCTAACTTTTGTTCTGTAAGGTTTAACTTCTTCAATGTACTTTTCAAAACTTGGTAAGTTATCATTTTGATATGTAGTTTTTTCTTTTAGCTCGCCTACATTGTGTTTTGCTTTTATGAAACTTGTTTTAAATGCCCAGTCAACATAATTTTGTTCTGTAAACACATAACGCAGTCCTGCAAAGAACAATTGGTTATATTCATTTGCAAGTTCGTCAATAAATAAATCATCTCTAATAGTTTCTAATATTCTACGTAACTCTAATGATCCACCATCTTGTGTATAAAGTTTTGATAGGAATTCTAGTGTACCGTTTTCACGTCCAACAGTTTTGTATCCTGAACTATAGTCTGGTGTATCTACGTTTACAATTTTTTCTAGTAATATCCAGCCGCCTGTGCCGACGCTAGAGATTTTTACAATATCACCAATTTGATCATCGACAATATTCAATTCATAATAGTCATCAATTAAGTAGTCTACTGAAGTTAATTCACTGTAACCAGATGCATACCAATCTTTATAATTCCAAAATTCTGATACATCATATGACTGTTGACTATCTATTGTCCAATTTCTAGTTTGACTGTTCCAGCAATAGATTGACCACTTGCCACCTAGTGTACTATCTGACCTTACAAGGGTGCTAAGACGTCTCACAGTAAGCGTTAAGTCGTCTGTGTAGTTAGTGCCACCATTAACAATAATAACTCTTGTAATAGCGCCTATGTTGTTTAAAACAGGTGTTAGTTCTAGGTCTGAACCAGTTCCGTTAATAGTAATTTTTGGAACATTTTTGTAGCCTCTTCCTCTAGTTACTACGTTTATTTTGGTTACTGTTCCGTCTATAATAACAGGTTCTAATACTGCTTGCTCTGCTCTAACAGTACCAACAAATCTTAGTTCTTCTTCGGTATCAATAGCACTATCATACATACCTGATAGTACTGTTGGAAGAGGATCTTTATTAGATAATTTTGTAAGATCTAAACTATCAACAGCAAGCTCTTTTGAAAGAACTCTATTTACTCTTTCAATAAATTGTTTTAGTGCCTCTTTACGATTTACAAACCAACTCTGTCTTGGTCTATCTAAGTTACCGTATTTTTGTTTTACACTTAGTTCTGGATCTGGTACTGCTCTGCCATACTTGTCAGTTCCAATTAAACTATCAAACCACTTCTGCTCAATATTTGATTTAGGTTTGCTTGATTCAAATCCGTCTGTAATAATTTGATATTCTGTATGAATATTATTGTCTTGATTATCAATAGTCCAGTAACGGAAATTAATTGCAACGTCTGTATCACTAACTAAGTTATTACAGTTGTATAAAACAAATCTATCATTACCGAGTACAGTAACAAATCTTAATTTCTGTCCTGCAGGGTCTGTTATGATATTTTGTATATCATACGCTGTTAAATTTCTACCTTCTATTTGTGGTAGTATCTTAGTTGCTTTAACCCAGAAGTAATATTTTGTAGTAAACACTTGTCCAACACTATCATATATTTCTCGTGTTGCATACTTTGTATCACCGTATTTAGAAATACCACTTATACCTAATGCTGTACCTCTATTGGTTCCTGCTAAACTATCCCATGCTGACGGTAATATGTTTGACTCTACCCACTCGTAAATATCAATACTTGCACCTTCTGCAAGTTTGTTAAATGTATTTTGTGAATAAGTTATTGAACCTTGATGGTAGTCAATGTATTTTACTGTACTTAGGTCCCACCATAGTTTGCCTATATTTTTATCGTCCCAAGCAATGTATTGTTCTTTATTATTAGTAAAGCCTACATTATAATTTGCAGGATCATAATATGTTTTATATGATAATTCTTGTTCTGCTGTACCAGGTATCTTACCTAATATAGGATCAAGTATATCAAGTCTTGTTAACATAGTGTTTTGTTTAGTGTCGTAAACAAAACTGCCTCTAAACTTGTTTAGGTCTCCAGAGTCAACTGGTTCTCTATAAACTGACCAAGTACTGTCAATATCATCTTTGATGTATACTGCTACCTGTCCTTGAATATTTCCTGTAACGTCTAGCGCAGGCAATCCTACTAGTATTGTGTTATTGTTTACAATAACATTCTTACCAAAGTTCTTAACATTAAAGTTTGAATATTTTAAACGCTGTCCAAACACAAGAGTATCATTTATATTTTCATAAACATAAACATTACCACTATCGCTTACACGTTTAACAAATGTGGTAAAGCCATTATCGTAAGTTGTTTGTGCTATATTAAATCCTTTAGTTGGATCGTTAACATAGTCATTACGTGTTGTATCTCTTTGCTCATATCTATCAAACGTAGTATCAAGCAGTATGTCACTAGTTGCGCCTGTTACAATTAATTGGTTACCATCAAATCCTAAAGTTTGTCCAAAGCCTTCAACTAATTCTGCATTAGGACTGTTTAATTCTTGTTGTAAAGAATATGTTCCTGAAACATTTTTGTAAACGTATACTTTACCTTGCTGTGACTCTCTAGCGTCTGTGCCAGGAGCACTTACAACAATTAAGTTACCGTTATCTGAAACTGTTATACTATTGCCATAACTATCTGAGTCTGCAGGTGCAGTAAATTCTGTTACGTATTGGAAGTGCATATCCTTGAGTGTGTATATTACAAGTTTATTGCCACTATCATATTTTGCTACTGTTGCTAATACTCTACCATTATCACTAATATCAAATACTTCTCCGTATCCACTAGTTGATAAGTTTATAATACTACTGTCATCGCCTGGAATAACAAGTCCTGATGTATTTGGTAAGTAACCAACAAAGTCTATATCACTACCTATTACTTGCCATTTGATTGGAGTAAACGTTTCGTTACTTAAATTAGTAAGTGCCTTGTAGAATACATCATTATAAATTACAATTTGATCTTGATAGTAAGATGAAATACTATTGTATTCACCTTTGAAATTTGGATCTCTACCTAGTGACCAGTTGTATGTGCCAAACTCACTTGTACCATTTAGTACAAAGTAAAGTCTACCATTACCATCAGTTCCGTCATTAGTGTGTGGCTCTTTGCTGTTGATAACAAGTTTATAGAAGTTGTTATCTCTAATAAGTTTTACACGCTGTCCTAGTTCGCGGTTGTTTGAACGATTAGGAAGAATGTATCCACTAACTAAATCATATAGTCCAGTTGTACTGTCTTTTTGGTATACAAAGTATGCACCTTCTTTAGTATAAGAACTTGCATCTCTACCTACGTTAATAGGAATGTTATCTACTTGTGCCCAGTCATTGTTTTCTGTACTAGGTTCTAATGTTACACGAGGTAAACCTGGTTTGTATTCTTCAATCCATGTTTGATATTCAATACCTGTAATGAATTTTGTTTCATAGTCAGCAACTTCATCTGTAATACTGTTTAATGCAAATGTTAACTTTGGAGGTATACTTAAATTTGTAGTATGGGTAAACACTGCAAGGTAGCCGATATCTTCGTCTGCTAGTTGTCTTGATTCAGTAGTACCAATTCTTGTTAAGTTTGCACCTATTTGTTTGTATAACCACATTGATTGCGGTGCTAGTCCGTCAATGTAACGTGAACCAAAACTAAATTCGCCTGCAACATTTTTAACATACAGTCTTGACTTATCTAAATCTCTTTGTATAAAAGCAATTTCTGCTGATGCACCTGACTGACCTTCTCTAATAATATCGCCTGGGGCTAAGTCTACTTCAGCAAATACATCATAGTCAATATAACCATTCCATAAGTCTGTTGGACGTCTTCTGTCTACATTGATAACAGCATACGGGTCTGCACCAAATCCTGTATCAGATATATCTGGTAATACGCCATTTGCTGGAATATCATTTAAGTAAACACCAACATACGGATTAGGCGTTGTGCTATCAGCTGTTGCTGATACTGCCTTGTCAGATACGTTTTTAGGTAAGCGTACAACAAATCTTGCATCTAATACATCAACTTCAGTAACGTTGCCTGCAACACCTTGACTCTTATGACTAAGCACTCTAATAAGATCAGTTTCTTTCTTAAATGCTTTTGATGTTGATGCAAGAACTTCAACTGGATGTTCTAAAGTATTTTGTACACTACTCTTATACGGTAGTCTTGCTGTACTTTCTGTCCAATCTGGTCCTGGTAACGTTGCTGGATTGTAATTGTTTTTAACATCAACAATAACTAGTCCTTCTCCAGAATCTGTTGTTGGAGTATTTGTTAACTGTTCATCTTTAGGTGTAAAGCCTGTTGTTAGTGGTATTTCCCAATAGCCACCTAGTACAGTACTTCTATCTACACTATCAGCTAATGGTCTTGTATAACTACCTACTAAGAATTGATCATTAATAAACAGCGTACCTGACTCATCAAATACACCATTCTTTCTATCTGCATAAATTACTAGACGTCCTAATTCGTTTCTAACACGAACAACGTCAGCATTACCTGTTGCAGTAGTTACTCTGTCGCCTGCTGAAACGCTAGGAACGTTAACAGGGTCAAGTATATAAAATACTTCTTGTACTTTACGTCTTATAACATGTGGATTCAAACTAAGGAAGTCTTTGTTAATTCCACTAAACGTATTATCAAAAGGTTTGTTTACTTTATTTAGGTAACCGTTAAAGCCGCCAATATTTGCTGTACCTACAAATCCTACAGTACCGTTAACTTTAGTTGTTAATGCTTCGTTGCTGTATAATTCAATTTGTTGATTTGTTAATACTTTAGCATAATATTTTGTGCCTTCAATTCCTTTAACACTACTTTGTTGTACTGTATCAAATGGTGTATTAATATCGCTGTTGTCGTACAAGTATGGGAACGCAATAGGTCTAAATGATAAATTATCATTTGGTACATCAGTTAGTATAACTTGATCACCGTCTGCTAAACTATGGTTACTATTAGTTGTTAGTCTAACTGGATTAGTTAATTCAATATTAACAATCTCTGGCTTAACGTCTGGAGTATAATTTAGACTTAATTCATTCCAATCAAGATATAATGTATCTCCAATGTTACTTCCTTCATATGCATCTAACGGAGCTCTAACTAATATGTGATCAATTTCAACATCTACTAGTGGTAAATCACCTAATGCTATTAATTGCACATCATCGTATGTGCCATGTATCTTATAAAGATCTGATCTCCAACGACTAGCACTATCAAATGTACCAAACTCTATGTTATCAGTTCTTCCTTTGACAGTTCTTCTTGACTTATATAAGTTACCATTGTATTGTACAATAGATCCTAACTTATAGTCAGTAGCAAAATTAAATTCATCTTTATATGCAGTCTTAACATTACTTGAATTAGGAGCAGTAACAACTAAGTACTCACCATCTGGACTCATAGACATTGCTTGTCCAAACTTACCCGGAGTAGTTGAATAATTAGCAATTGGTTCTAAAGTTTGCTTAGGTTGTAATGTTCCAAATGTTGTACTACCGTCTTGTTGTCTTTCATAAATGTAAACTTTTCCGTCACCGTCTAATGGTGAACCTACAGCAACTACAGTATTTGCACTATCATTTGCAATACTTTCGCCAAAGGATATATTACTCTCTGCAGGATTAATTAAATTTTCATCTAAGTCAAAACTATTACCTGCTTTAATAACATTCCATTTACCTTTGCCATCAGCAGTAATACTATCTACCCAAAGTGTTTCTCCAAATTCAATATCTGATTCAGCAAATTTATTTGCATCTGCAAGTGTTGTAACACGATTTGAAATAAACGTTGTAAGTATACCTGTTAAGCCTGTAGCTTCTGTTGTTAGTGCTACATCTTCTGGTAATGCTATAGTAATTCTATTCAGCTCTACACTTTTAACTTTGAAAAAGCCCTGTACTTCATCAGTAACATCATACAATCCTACAATGTCATCTACTTTTAATGTTGTTAGTCTATCTAAAACTAAAACAGCATCATTGTCTACTGGTAATGCACTTGTAATAGTACAAGGTGTATCTGTGTACTTGTATACATTCCAATCATTTTTATCAAATGTTACCCAAACATACTGTCCTTGTTGTATAGCATTATGATCAATATTTAATATATCATCAAATGATTTTACAATATAGTTTACGTCTTCTTCTCTTACATAACCAGCAGTCTTTAATGCTGGATCATTTACATATTTTACTGGAAACGGTTTATGTGCATAATTATTAGGTGCTACAAATACGCTTCCTGGTAGTTGACGGTAAATTAAATCTGATACGTCATCTGGTATTGTTTCTGTTAATAGTATTGGCTGTGGGCTTAATTGAAACTGTTCTTCGTCTAGTAAAAATTCTAATTCTTCAAAGCCGTCACTGGCACCATATTGTCCTGACCTAACAGCCCATTCTTCATAAAACTCTAAACTTTCTTTATCTGCACTACTTAATGCATCAAACAATTTTGTAAGAACATTTTTAGTTCCTTTGTCTGCAATCATTCCTTGATAGAATTTATATTGACTTACATCATCATTAATAATGTTTGCCAAGTATTCACGCTTTTGATAACCAATTAAATGCTGTGCAATTTCTTGTTGGTTAACATCAAAGTTGTCTGTATCAAGATCATAAAAGTCACCAAACTGATTTGTTTTATATTCAAGGTTAGTAAGTAATTTACTCTGAGGTTTTTCTTCTAGTCTGTACCATTGGTTATCAACAAATAATTCTGATCCTGAAACTTTTGTAATAGCCGCATAATAAAATTCTTTATACTTAACAGCATCGCCGATTGCATAGTCTTTCCATTGTTGCCAAGTTGTAACAATAGCATCATCATATATAAAGCCTGGAATGTTTAAGCCACCTGCCCAATCAGCAGTTCTATAACCTAGTACACGAATACGTTCTTGTCTATATCCTGCTTCTTGATCGTAAATAATATCTTTAAATACAGTTTCGTTATCAAGTACAATAACATGTTCTTTTTGTACTAACGGAAGTTTTAAAGCATATATTCCATCTGCTGTATTTTTAACTGTAAGTGAAAAAGTATTTTCATTTGTTCTTAAAATATTTACAAATTCTTTTCTTAATTTTGTACCATTTGCAGATACTAAACCATATTCATAAAATGGATCAAATATATCATCTACTACTGCATAAGATGTTGAAAACTCAATGCGTTGTGCTGAAGGACTTACAGTAATTAAACTTCCTGAGTCCCAGTTCTGTAATGTCCAGAACATAAATTCTTTTGCACTTAGTTTCCAATTTTCAACTGCTTCTAAAGTAGGATTAAAATTATCAAATACAAATCCTGCATTTTGTAAATAGTCCCCATAACCTAACAAAAAGTCAACAACTTCTTGTGTTGTTCTTAATAATGTGCCATATGGTAATTGTTTTATAAATCTAGAATCAAATCTTGTTCTAAATTGTGCAGAACGTCCTCCTACAACTGGTAAGTCTGGAAGTTTAACAAATTTTGATTGATCAAAAATTGCAGTACTAGTGTGTCCTACAGTAACTCTATAAAATGTTTCTTGATACTTTACAACTCCGTCTGCAACATAACGCTGATCCGAATCCCATTCAATAAACGAATCACTTACACCGCCAACATTTACTAACGGATCATTTTGATTAGGCACATAGTTGTAATATTTAAAACTTGGGTTAGAAGAATCATATCCTCTAATAATATAACCTGCTGTTGCTTTCTCAATTACAACACCACTGTAAGTAACAACATCAATTGGGCTACTTGTTTGTAGTGTAACTTGATAGTTTTCTTCTGGAACAAAAACATTGCCTTGGTTTAAAGGAGTTCTACTGTCAAGTAATAAATTAAATTTACTCTTATCTGTAAATCCGCCTACTTTAAATGCAACTTGGTTTGTAATATTTGCAATATTATTTTGATATGTGTCGTAATTAGAAACAACATTACTTGCAAGATAGTTTGCAATAAAGTTTACAAAGCCTGAAGTAAAGACTCTTATTGAATCTGAACCTGTTGTACTATTATTTGGAAATACTAAATCTACTAAACGTAAACGCTTACTAGTTGTAGAGTATACAATTTGATTTGAGTTATCTCTTACAGTTCTTAGTCTATCAAAACCTAGTCCAATAATTTTTGTAGGTTGATTTAACATCCATGCTTTAAATAATGAGAAAGCATATTCTGAACTTCTGCGCCACGCAGTTTCTACTGGTGCTTCGTCGCCAAATACAAACGAAGCTCTTGTTAAACCATTTACATAATTTTTAGCATAGCCTGAATCTAATGGACTTAGTAGTTCACCTAAATCATTTACAGGTATATGTGTTGTAAGTCCAGGTCTTTTATATTTTTCTAGTACAACTTTATTTACGCCCGGCTTTGCAAGAATACCTTTTTCTAAATCTTCCCATAACAACAAGTTATTACTTGTATACGGAGCAGGACCATACACTGTTTCCCACCAGTCTGGCATATTTGTTAGTCCTAGCATTTCCCATGGATGAGTATGTGGACGATCAGTATCGTATGCTTGTTTGTATACTCCTCTCCAATAACCTGGTAATGCTGTATCTAATGGAGACTGCATTGAGCTATAGTTATATGAGAATGTATTACCTCTGTTATAAAAGTCAAATGCTGTATAGTCAACATCATCAATGTTTGTTAACCAAGATGCAAAATCTTTAAGCATCACATTATCAATATTTTCTTTAGTTACAGTTGTATTTCTATATGTTCCTGGAATAAAATCATGTATGTCAATAATATCTGAATTATAATTAGTTCTAATATTATTATAAATTCTTTTTTCAAATTCAAGTATTAAGTCATCTCTAAAATCGCCATATGCTTTTGTTATAGATCCATCATGTCCTTGAATTACTTCTGTTGGCTCAGTGTACGAATTGTCAATAAACTTAATAGGAGCAAACTTTGGATACAAACCTAACTTAGTTGGTGTTGGCGGAACATATGATCCGTCAGTAGTTTCATATTCGTTAATTGTAATTACTTGACCAGCAGTAAGTTCTTTTGTAATTTCACAAAAGCCGTCTGTGTTAAAGGTATAGTCTTGACCAAATACTAATTGTATATCATCTAAGTATACTGTAACTGCTTTTACACTTGGTACAGATATATCATATATTTCATTTAGTGCATAATATATGTTACCCGGTATTGCATCGTAAGTAATTGTTCTTGCACCACCTGTAGGTACCATATCACTAAAGTAAAACGGTAAGTTACTTGTTTTGTTTTTATTAAGTTCTGCAAATATTAAATCAACGTGTGCTTTAGGTGTTCCGTCAAATCCTAAACCTAATGCTGTTTGAATAAACAATCTTTTAAACTTAGCATATTCACGTCTGTTAAAGTCAATTGCTTTAATAATGTTTGCACTTTTATCTGTAATATGATATAGTGCAAGGTTTGTTGGTCCACTATGTTGTACAAACTTTCTACCAAACGTAGATAAGTTTCCAATGTCTCTTAAATTTCCTGGTCCAGGATGTATACCAAAGAAGTCATTTACTTCTTGTACAATACTTGTTACGTGATCGTTAACTTCACCTAGTGTAAATGTTGTAATATCATTGTTAAGCGGGTTACGTTCTAAGTTAATTGGTAATTCATATATACCGTTTGCATTTTTAGTAGCACTTGAACGACATCTAAAAACAACTACGTCATCTTTTAAAAGTGCTGTATTGAATCTAACAATTACATTTGTATCAGTTTTATCAAATACATAGTCTATAGTTTCAAATTTTAAATTATTGTTTACTGTAACCTTAATATCTAAGTCGTCTAATGACGAACTGTTATCAAATACATCAACTACAAAACTAGTTTGATTATTATTTGCTACATACTGGCGTAAAACTCTTTGTGTGCTTTGTACGTTTGCTTTTATCCAACCGTTAACACTAGTGTAGTCTGATCTTGTTGTATACTGCTGTAACGTACAAATATCAGTTGATGTTGTTATTGTTTCAAATGTTGTATCAGTATATGTAAACTCACTATTAAGTAAATTAAAATCAAAAACTATATCACCAATGTTTTCAATACTTCTATATGTAATAGGAAATCCTAGTTGTGAATCATTATTTCCTGTAGATTCACGATAACTAAAAACTTTATTACCTGTAAACGTAGTATTAGGATATGCACTAGCATCGCCATAACTATTACCGTTTGCATCAAACAAATCAAACAATGGTGGTTGATTTACTTTAGTTTTTTCTTGTGTTAAATTCCATGTGTTGCCGTTGTAATAAAACATACGACCTTTGTATTCTAGTCCATCAAGAGCTAATACAGTTTCGTTTTCTAAAGGAGTAGTATCAGGTTCTTCAATTAAACTAATTTGTCTACGACCTTTTTGTGTAATAAATTTAACTTTAAATATTTTGCCGTTTTCACGAATATCTTCTTCAGCAGTAAATAATACACGCATACCTTCTACAAGATCAACGCCGTCTATATTATAACCTACTGCGCCTTCAACTGTTGAAAATATATCTTTTGTAAATGTATCAATAACGTTTACGTTACTTTTAGTTGAAGTACCAAAGTTAAATAATTTTAAGTTTGCATTAAATTCAATAATAGGTCTTGTTGCTCTTGCATTTTGATCAATATTGATCTCTTGCCCATTTATTCTAGCAGACTCTTCAATTACATTTTTGTGGAACCATCTATTATATCTACTCCACATGTTTCTATCATTACTACTACGATTAACTATAATATAGTCTTTTGTAGCAGGATATCCATTAGCATTAGCAAATGGCAATCTATCAAATGCATTTGTATCAAACGCAACTTCTCTATTGTCTGAGTATGAACCTGGAATTGAAAGTTCGCTTTCAGGTACTAATTTAATATTATTACCTACACCTTCAACATACCAATCGCCTGTTGCATATTTTTCAGGAGTAACAAATCCTGCAAAAGATACTTTCATGCCTGTTGATAGTTGTACGCCATTTGAACTTTTATATTTCTTTTTACCTAGTATTTCTTTTTCAACATCGATGTCTGTATTCTCATCTATGTCTTTAATTTGTATTAGGCCACTATTGTTAATATCATTTTCTGCAACATAGTATAATACTTCAGGTGCATTAACATCTACTTCAAATGTTACTGTACCTTTTTCAACACCCTGAGCACTAACGCCATCGTTATAATTAAAACTAGATTCTAAAGTTCTTTTTGTTTTAAATGTAATTGGTGTACCAATTGTATCAATGTCAAATGTATATGTTTGGCCTTTGTATAAAATAAGTGTTGGATTGTTTACTAAGTCATCTGATGAAAACTTGTATGCAACGTTGTCTACATTATTAAATAATGATACTTCAACAGTACTTTCTACGCCACGTTCTTGTCCTGCAAGTCTTACAGTTTGTGGACCATATGGTAGCCAATAGTATTCACGGAAGTTACTAAACTTATCCCAGTCAATGTGTGGTTGCCATGCATAATATTCTTGTGAATTTAATACTTCTTGATTTTCTGTGTTGCCACCAAAACTTTTAATTTGATTTAGATAGTCATTATAGTCTTTATAAAATGTAACATTGTCTAGTTCATCTTTTATAAGTGTTACAGGTTCAAACTGATAATTTTCTCTTTGTGTAGATATATCGCCTACATAATTATCGTCAGCATTGTATGCTTTAGATATTTGTCTACCATAGTAACCGTTGAGTTTTTCTGCAACGCCTGGCTGTACTAATTGATCTAATGTTGCTTGTAAAAATTTACTGTTAGCATCAGTTCTAAAGTACTTAGGAAGTAAGTTTTCACTTTTACGACTTCCTTCATTACCGCCTACTGGTAATGGAAAATCTGATTGGTTATTTTCATACGCCATTAGTAACCGTATCCTCCGCTATTACTACCTGAACCACTGCTACTTGAGCCGCTACTTGAACTGCTTGAACTGCTTGAGCTACTGCTACTTGAACTGCTTGAGCTACTGCTACTTGAACTACTGCTACTGCTACTGCTACTTGAACTAGGTGAGTAACTGCTTTGATTCGAACTTACATTGCTTGAACTACTACCTAAGTTCAAACTATCAATACTTGATGCTACTGCTTGACTAGCAGTTACGTCTTGTGTTGTGCTAACTATTGCACCTTGTGATTTTAATTTAGTTGCTGTAAGAGTTGTAACAACTTCAATGTTATCAACTGTTGCACTGCTTATAAACACTTCGTCTGCTTCTGACTTGACTTCAAACAAACTACCAAAAGTAAGTGAGTCTTGTGTAGGAACAATAACAAATGCCGCTAAGTTCGGAGCAAGTTGTGTCATTACATAAGCACTAAGCTCTGTAAAATAAAATGTATCTCCAAACTCCCAGTTTTCTATAGCAAAGAATTCATTAATTGCTGTGATAACGCCTGCTTTTAATTCATTTTCATTAACAACTTTATCTGTATTTTTTACAATTTTAAATGATGCTTTCAAGTCGTCGCTTGCTCCAATACCAAACAGCTCTTTGTACTTAACTGGATGATAAATTACTTCATCACTAATTGACTTAATTTTGTTTATTTGTTCACCAAAGTTAATAAACAATACATCACTGCTTGGCGGCAACGGTTTTGTTGCTAGTGCGCCTGCAACATATTGTCTATAAGTTGTATCATATGATCTTGTTAATACATAAGTGTCAATAATGTTAGAGCTACTTGGATCTATTCTATTGCTTTCGTCTGCTGAATGCTCATATTGAAATATGATTCCATCTCTACCTGTGTAAGCTCTAAAGTTTACTGTTAGCTCTAATTTTTCAGTTGTTGTATTATAAATTTTAAAAATATTTTTATCTATAATATAAAACACTGTACCTGTTGCGTAACTTTCAATGCCAGCATTTGTAATAACTGTTTCTGTTTCTACTGCTGTAATTTTTTCATCTGAAGCATTTACATATCTAAAATCTTCTACAGCATCAGTTGTAGTATATTGTTTTTGGTATATAAATTTACCTGTGGACGATGTTGTAATAAACTTATCAAAAATTTCTGGATCATCTACAACACCATCATCGTCGCTGTCATAAAATCCAACTTCAATCTTTTTACTATCTACATAGCCTTCTTTATCTCTATACTCATTTACAATCTCCCAATTGAAAGGAACTGTAAACGGAGTAAGTGCATATCCTGTACTAGTTGGCTGTGTGTTAATACTCATTAAACTAATTTTATCTTTTACAACTTCGTTAGTTAATGGATCATATACTTTATCTGAATTGTCGTAATAGAATCTAATTTCTTTATCGCTTTCAAACACATAACGCTGTCCACGATATGTAATTGTGTATGTTTCTCCGTCTGTTTGGAATAACAATAACCAACTACTGTCTAAGTTTTGTCCTGTTATGTCGCCTGTTTTACCTGTAGTAAATGCATTTAAGATATCAAGATCGTCTTCTACTACAACACGCCATGTTGATGTTTTAAAATCAAATCTTAAACCAAACGTTTTGTAAGTAAACACTTGATCAATAATTTGAGTTTTAATTTGATTTTCGATTGCTGTAGTAAACACAGGTTTAATTTCTTGTATAATAGGAGCAGTTGAAAGATCGCCATTAATTGGACCTGGAATAATATCGTTAAGAACAATAGCACCTAAGCCGTCATTTGTATTGTCAACACCTGGACCGTTAACACTTATAACTTTTGTCCATTTGTAAGTTATTGCATTAGGATGATCTGCATTACCTGCCATAAGTGAATGAGAGCCATCTGACATAAAGTGATACCCTGGTGGTGCAATAAACTTTATCATACTACCTGGTTCAAGATATTGTAACGTAGAACCTGTAAATGAACCTACTCTTAATTTTGTACTATCAATGTCTGTTAAGTAACCTGTTGTTAAATTAGTTGCTGACGAAACTTGATTCCATCTTGCACCTAATTCTTCTACAATTATTTTTGCAAACTGTGAGTAATAAAAGTTTTTAATTTTATAATTTTTAAGAATAACTTCTATTTGATTCTTAATAATACCTTCAATGTCTGTTTTTGTTGTAAAAGAAAATACTTCTTTGCTAGTTAAGTTCTGTGTATAAAGTATACCGTCTTTACCGTACAAATTAGTTTTACTATATTTGCCAGTAGCGTCAAGTAAATCATAATATCTACTAATACCACTTGCTGTTCTGTTTACACTCTTAACTTTAATAATTTCTTGACTTACACCTAATGGAGCAACGTTATAGTCTTCGCCTGTAACCATTCTATTTTGTGTATAGTATGTTGCAGGGGCATTTGCTTTAATACTTGCATTAGTTTCTGAAGTACTTGAATTTTCAATAGGGTATTTTAGTTCTAAGCCTATTGTAAGATTTTCTGATGTTCCTAATTTACTTCTGTAAGGAATAGTAATTGTAATGTTTATAAGTTCTGCTGGACTTACAACAAATGTTCTGTTATCACTTACACGGTAGTAAACTTTAAATGTACCTTTTGGTAATGCACCAAATGTACCATCTGAGAATATTAAACTAATTCTATCTTCAACTCTAGTTAATACTGAATAAATGTTTCTAATATTTTTATTTAAACTGTTGTAAACAATGTTGTTACCTTCTACAGCATCAACTTTTGACCATAACTCGTTTTCATTACCAATGTCATCTAATTTGTACAACCAAACATCTGTGTCGTTAACATCTACAGCATCGATTGCAACAACTTGGTTTGAACTTGGAGTTGCTATTGAGAAGTTACCTTGATCTAAACGTCCTTGTCTAAAGTGTGCAAAGAATCCTGTATTGTTTGATCCAGCACCTTGGCCGTCATCTCTGTAAAGGAATGCAAAATTGTTTCCTGGTAGTGGGGCTTCTTCTACAATGTTACCACTTTCAACATTAGTACTTGTAATTTCAAACTGTGTTGATTTACCATCAACGTTTTTACTAAATCCAAATACAGGAATATCTACGTTTACGCCATTAACTCTATACTGCTCAACACTAATACCATTAACAGTATCAGTTTTTACAGGACGACCAAACACACTGTTTGCAGGTAGTGCAGAATTCATTACTTTAATAAACTGCTCATACCAGTCTTGGTTTGAAACATCATTCCAAATAACTGTTTGTCCAGATAAGTTAGTACCGTTTGAATCATATAGCTCTTCTGTAGAACTAATTGTTTCAAATTTTAACAAACCATTTGCTGATTGGTTACGTTTTGGATTGTAAGAAAGTAAACGAGCTAAACGTAGTACCGACTCTCTACGTTCTGCTAATTCTAAAAAGTTTTCTCTTGCATTAAGGTCAACACGGAAAGACATATTTTGACCTAAGAAAGCAATAAGGTCAATCAATGCCAAGTATTCACTTGATTCGATGTAGTCGTTGAAATCCTCCGGATAGTTCTGACGGAGGTAATTTATCATTGTTCTGCGCAGGTTATCAAAGTCGTAACTTTGGAAATCTGCATTTCTAAAAGACTGATATACTCGCTTCCAATCTTCAGCTAGTAATAGTCTGTTTTGTCTGTCGGTTGTTGACATACTTTGCTTCCTTTATATGTTACAGTATTTATTCAGAACGGTAAAGTGCGTATTTAATTCTATGATAAAATTGAGTTATCTTCATCAAATTTCATACGCATACTTTCAGAAATATTGTAAGGCAAGTATGTAAGTGTACACTCGACCATAATACCACTTTCATAAGTGTCTACTGTAACTTGTTCGACGCTTACTCTCGGATCATAATTAATAATATCTGTTACATTACTTGCGATAGCATCTCTTAAGCCATCTGTCATTGGTTCAAAAATGACATCCCAAATAATAGTTCCAAATTCTGGATTCTCTAGTCTTTCACCTACTCTAATGTGAAAGTGGTTTATGATATCCTGTTTAATGAGTGCAATATCGTAAAGATTAAAACTGGTGTTCTCAGGATTTGTTGTAGAAATACCTCTATAGGCTCTACTTTGTACCTGCGGTTGCGGTCTTTTATTTGACTTTACTGTAACATCTTTATACAGTTTTTTCTCTTGTGTACTCATGTCTATATTTACCTACTTATTGTGGACCTGATATTGGAGTTTCTACACGTTTTCCTGCTTCAATATTAGTGCCTGCTGGCTCTGTTGTAATGCTATCTCTAGTTACAAGATCACCAGTTATCATTTTACTTGCAAAACCTTTACCTAGTCCAATACGCTTGTTAGTTTCTGCACCGCCTTGATTAGCATAACCAACCGCTTTTCTAAATTCGTTTCCTAGTGTATCAAAATTGAAACTATCCCAACTTATTGATTTACTATTAATATATGCAGACGCTATTGCAACTGCAATTTCCGGATCATTAACTAAGTCTGGGTTTTCAACAATTTCAGGATGTCCGGCTTTTCTGCCGTATGTTTCGTAATTGCCTTTAAACGTTAACTGAATAAGTCCTCTACCACGATACTTGTAACCTTCATTTTGTGCGTTGCCGTATCTGTTACCATATAACGTATTACCTATAGCGGCAGGTCCTGCGGCCGCAAGTTCTTGTGCAAACGCATCGCTTCTAACACGACTTGGATATACTTGACGTAAACGTCTAGCACTATAATTTAAGTTTTCACTTCTAGGTTTAAAACTACACTCTGCTTGTATCTGTGCCATAGCCATACCAAGTGCTTCTGCATTGCCTGGTGTTTCACCTGGAGCAAGTTTTGAAGCGTCTGCTGTTTTAAGTGCATTAGCAGGATCTAGTCCTGCTTTCTTTATCATTACACTTAAGAAGTATTCTTGTAAATCAGTTACTGGTACAGGATTAGCAGGTTGATTTCCTATTGGTCCAACTACACCCGGAGTTACTGATTGTGGCCCGCCTTGGTTAGCCGCTGACGTATTTGTTGTATTAGTAACAGAAGCATCTGCATCTGTATTAACCAACGGAGTTGTTTCTCTAAGTGCAGGACTTGGCGAAGCACTTGCTTGTGAAAAACTAGGAACAAATGTTAATGGATCTAAATGTTCATGTGCATTCCAAGGCTCATGTACAGGAACTCTAACAGGCCAAAGTGCTGGTGCCGCAACTACTGCTGTTGCCGCTGTGCCTGCTGTGGCCGCTGATGTAGCCGCTGGGCCATTCATGTGAATCTGTGCGGCAGTTTCTGTATGATTGCCTCCACTGAGTATATCAGTATTGCCACCTGCTGTAAGATAGTTATAGCCGCCTGTATTTAGATCTAAGTTTGCTTGTGTATCTTTTCTATCACCTGTTGTATTAATATCAAGTGTTGCTTTATTACTAATAGTATGTGCGCCTGTTACTATTGTATTTCTAGTTGCACCTACATATAATTTTTGATCAGCACCTACATAGATATCATTATTTGAGCCAACGTCAATTTTATGATCAACGCCAACTTTAACATCACTGTTATTTGATACAGTAAGTTTATAGTCACGCCCGGCATTCATATTAATATCTCTTGCCGCGGCTAAATTTATATCTCTATCTGAACTTATATTCAAATCGTTTTGTGTTCTAACACTTACACTGTCCTGTGCATAGATATCAATCTTACCATTAGCAGTCATTTCAATCCAAGAACTACCTTGTGCATTAGCAATGTAAATTAAGTCTTCTGAATTATGTAATAATATTTGGTGACCTGTTCTAGTTCTTAAACGTACACATTCACCTTTAGGAACTTGTTTAAGACCAGATGTTGGATTTTCTTCTCCAATTAAATCTGTGTATTGTTGAGCATCGCTTTGAGCAAAACTATTTCTTACATAACGTTCGTCACCGTCATCAAATACTAAACTTGATCCGCCTAGTGTACTTGTAAATCTTTGTGTTCTTGTTTCTGAAGAGCCTACTGTAGCTTTAGGAGCACCGTCTCTTTTATCTCTTGGCCCTGGTGTTGATATTCCAAACACACTGCTGGGCAAATTACGCCTACTAGAACTGTTAGCAGGGCCTCTTACATCGTCATTTAGCAGACCTTGTCTACCAAGTATAGTATAGAAGTCTAAATTTGCAGGCTTCTCATATAAACTAGGATCTGTACCTTTACCTGTTTGTAAACGTTTGTTAAATTCACCTACTGGTAATTTTAAATTAGGATCATAATTGTTTGCTGTTGTGCCGCTCCAAGGATCCGGCGTCATCCAATTCATATATGTATCTTGAATACAACCAATCCAATAACCTCTTGCTAGGTTACCTTCAGCAAATACAACAAGAACTTTTGTTCCTGGTGTTGGCGGAACAAACCACATACCGTAACTTTTTTGTGTTCCTGCAAAGTCATCGTTTGCTGTGTTGCCATTAATAGGTGTTGATCCAGCAAATGGTGACATATACTTTACTTGTACAATTTGTCCACTACGTTCTGTTTGGTTACCTGATCTACTATTCTTTAATAGTTCAACTGATAGTGTTCCCATCTTTTTTGGATCTAGATGTGATACAACTATTGCTTCATAAGGACCTGGGTCCTTAACTAATTGGGGTCTACCACTGCGTCCATCAATTGCCATTACTGCGGATTCCCTGTATTAGTTGGTGTAGTTGTTTCAGCTGTAACTGATTCTGGATTATTTTTAGTTTCGTTAGGTTTTTTCTCATCTGTTGTTTCAACTGCTGATGTATTGTCTGGAGTACCAGGTATTCCAATATCTGACTCTTGATTATTTCTACGTATTAATGAAAGTACTTGTATAAATTTTCCGCCTTCAAATTTATTTTCAACTGTGTTCACTTTATACAATCCACTAAATGATTTAACTGGTACAGTATCTTCTGGGAATATCATTGATCCGTCTGTTTGGTTATAGTCAATAGGTGTTCTAAAATTTACAACTACTTCTACTTCAGATCTTTGATAGTCCATTGTTCCATCAGCAGTATATGCTTTTGTTAATGGGGGAGAACTATAATTTCCTTGACCGCTGTCTGCAAGGTAATATGGATCGCCTAATACTGTTAGGTCCATGCTTACTAAGTCAGTCTCATTATTTACTATAGCTTCATTAAATGATCTAGCAATTTGAACTTCTGGAGTTTCTAAAGTATTACCTCCTCCGGTTCCTGTATTTTTACTACTAGGATCCTCTTTAAGAGATTTACTACCAGTAGAGCTATTGTTTCCTGCAGACCCTTCTTTGGCCGCTATGTGAGGATTACCTGGATTATTAGTAGAATCTTTTGTTGCATTTTTAGAATCGCCTGAACCGTTATAGTTAGAACTTAATGCAGTAAAGAATGATGTATTGAAATTAATTTCAAAATCTATAATATCATCATTCTTACCAGTGTATATGTAATTGTATTCTTTTGCCGCTTGTGATACTCTCTTTTGAATTCCAACTGATGGCTGTGTTGCATTACTAAAGATACTGCTATGTACTTTGTAAGGCACAACTGCATAAACAAATACTTTTGGATTCTCGCCTGTCTTTGATCTTACATCTTCGTCTGGTACTAAAAAAGTTTGGGTATGTACTCTAAACCAATCTACCATTCCGTCTGCGTCTGCTTTAACTTCAACTGCGGCATCTTTTGCATAGGTACTTAATATAACTACTTCTTCAATTATTTGTTCTATACTTGTTGACTGCGGAAACTGTAATGTTCTAAAACTATTAGATATTGTTACACGATCCGAATTAAAAACATCAGTATCTGGATCATTTGAAAATGCTTCTCTACCAAACGGTACAGCACCGCCCGTTGCCATTGAACGTGCTATTGTGCCTTTACCTATATCGTTTGCAACATCTTTATTATCTGCTATACGCTTTATAACTGCTGATAGGTTATTATTACCCGGCTGTAAATTAATGTATGATTCTATAGTTTCTTTAGCCGCATCTTCTTCATAGTCTAATAAAGTCTCAAAGGTTCCGCCTGTTAGTTTTTTATAAAACTCTATTTCTTTCATAGACGCTTTATTTTCGCCTGGCGTATCTGCTTTGTTTCCTAGTCCAAGACTACTTACAAGTTGTGGCGGAAACATAATAAAATATTCATCTTTATTAATTGTGTTAAGTGCTTTTGCCGCTTCGCTATTACGTCTATTAATAATACCAGTTAAACTTTCAGGACCACCTTGTAAAAGTTCTTGTACTGAATCGCCTGTTATAATTGTATCAGTTTTTGTATGCTGAGAAACCATTGTTAATGCACTTTCGTTCCAAGCATGTGATCTAATATTATATGAACTACCTGAACCATTTACATCAAAATCCATCTTAGCAATTTTAATAGGAAATACTCGTCGTGTTGTTGATCCTGTATCAAGTATATTTCCGTTGTCGTCATATCCTCTAAACTCAATTATTAATGCAAACGGTGCTTTAAGATAGTCTGCATGTCCTGCTTTGTTTGCCGCAATCATTAAAGTTTGTAGGAACAGTCCCATACTATAAGGTTCATGTACAGTAAAACTTTGTACAGTAGCATTTGAGGTACGTGTTTTACTAGTTGGCGCAATTACGCTATTCATTACTAAATTATCAATGTAATATTCTAACTGAGCATCGCTACTTTCGTATGCTGTCATTGCTTTTCCAGGAGCGCCACCACCTGATCTTAAAACTGTTACTTGCGGAGGAGATATTCTATATGTTGTATCTGGAAAATTTATTTCGTTAACTGTTAAACAAGCAAGTGTAATATTATAATTGTATGTTGCATATCTTTTTAGTTGATTTTCAGTTTTACCTAATGCTGGTAAATTCTTAAGTGACTCTTGCAAGTTTGCTAACATTTCATCAAAAGTTATTTTACCTGTCGAAGCGGCACTAACGCCTGCTGTTGCACCAGTAAGAGTATCTGTTACACCATTCTTAGCCGCGTCTATAACTTTTAAACTAGCATCACTTACTAACCCTTTCATCTGATCTACACCAAATGAAGCATAACTAGAGGCTGTACTTAAAAGATCTTGTCCTTTGCCTACAGACTTTTGTAGTTGTGCATCTATTACAGATTTTGTTAGTCTAGTATTTGCCATACTCTAGTAACCTAAGTACTTTTGTAATGTGTCTGCTCTTGGTAAGTAAATTTTTGCGCCTGCAACTAAATCATATACCGGATCTTTTAATACATCCATGTTTCTTTGTGCAAACACCCACCATAGTTTTGAGCTACCGTATACAGAATACGCTAATAAATCTGGTCTATGTGTAAACTGTGGTTGTATTTCATATAATACATCATCGTCTGACTGAGGTACTGGTCTAATTTCTAATACATTCAAATAGTCTTTGTTTACTATTCGTGTTTTACCCCAAGGACTCATTTCACTATAACGTGCCATTAAATAAACCCTCCACCGTTGTTACCTTGAGTTCCAAGATACTGACCTTTTACAAATTTGTCTAAATTAAACTGTGAAGTTTTTGCTCTTGAGTAAACAGGAGCAACTGTGATTGATACTTGAGATTGTGTTGGTACCCAACCTGCTTTACCTTTTGGATCTTTAGTAGTTGGACCTGTTTCTATATCACCTGTTGCTTGTGTTTTAATATAGTCAACGTCTGCTGGCAAATCAAAAGTAAAGTTTCTAACAACTACTGGAACATTTGGAAATACAAAATCTCCATACCCGTTTAAAAATATTAATGGTGGCGGAGCACCGGCATTCTTACCTTGACCGTAGTCCATTTTTGTTACACTACGTAAAAAGTGTGTCATTGCTACCCAATACTGCGCATCTTTAGCATTTTCTACAAAAAAGTCACCTGTAATTACGATATCTTCAATTTGGCTGTTCTGATACTGGGGGAACGGATAATTACTATGTGTAGGATGCATCGCGTCATAATTGGCCGTATGTTGTACTAATATTGTAGGAGTATATGGAAATACTAGTCCATTTGTCTCAACGAGAGGTTTAAACATTTCATTACCGTCAACCATACTTGGAGGAATACTTAACCGTACACGCCAGTCGTTGGTTGCGGCACCGTCTGTTGCCTGTGCGCCAGAGCCCGTTGGTGGTATTGAGCTAGGTCCTTTTAAAAGACTTTTCAAAATACCTGCGGCACCGCCGCCTAATACGTTTTCAAGTGCCGAGTTTGCAAAATTAGTTGCAGTGGACTTGACAGTATTTTCAATAGACTCTTGAAAGTTGCTAACATTGGATTGGACTATCTTTTTTAAATTCATTTCACTCTCCTACAAGTATTTAGTTGACAAAATTAAGTATGTAGTTTATAATAGAGTAATAACCTGGAGAAATATATGAGAAAAGTAAATTATCTTAATAACAAAGATATGCTAAAACAGATTCACAAGTCTAAATCACAGTTTTGTAGTTTCATGGAGCCCGAATTCAATCAATATGACATCATACTAACTGATTTAGACAAAGTAAACATCCGTACTGTTGCAGAAGCAAAAAGAAACAAGGCAAAAAGACTGCAACACTTAGATTTTGAAGCTCGTAAACTAGCTGGAGAGAAAGTTAAACTAGCACAGTGCGAAATTGACTACAGAAAGATGGAAAAAGAAGACTTAATTTTTAGAATTATGACATTTGACCATATACCTGAAGAGCCTGGACGTAAAAAGAATCCTAAAACAATAGCAGATACAAAAGTAAAACTAAATTTTCCACCTTTTCAACATTATAAGTTTAATGAAGACGGAGAACTTGTTGTAGTTGGCAAAAGTCATTGGGTTGGCGGTATGGAAAATGGTTATTTTAGTATGAAACATGCAAAAGCAACAAACGAACTTGCTCGTATGTGGATTAAATTGTGTGAACGATATGCAACTAGAGGCAATGTACGTGGATATACGTATAATGACGAAATGCGAGGACAGGCAATACTACAATTAGCACAGATTGGACTACAATTTGACGAATCAAAGTCCAACAATCCATTTGCTTATTATACAGCCGCCGTTACAAACTCATTTGTACGAGTTATTAACCTTGAAAAACGTAACCAAAACATTAGAGACGACATCTTAGAAATGAATGACATGAATCCAAGTTATACTAGACAGCACAACGCAGAATGGGAAGCTTCAATGAAGCGTGAAACAGCAAAAATCAATGCGGCTCAGACAACCAAAAAAGGTTGACCTTGAGTGCAAAAGATAGTATTATGTTTAGTACAAATATGGAGATCTCATTTTGTTTAAAAAAGCGGCAGTTTTTACCGATATACATTTCGGCTTAAAAGGCAATAGTAAAGTACACAATCTAGACTGTGAAGAGTTTGTTGATTGGTATATAGAGCAAGCAAAAGAAAACGGTTGTGAAACTGGTATCTTCTGTGGTGATTGGCATCACAATAGAAACAGTTTAAATCTTACAACTATGGATGCAACTATTCGCAGTCTAGAAAAACTAGGTGCGGCATTTGAAAAGTTTTATATGTTTGTTGGTAACCACGACTTATATTACAAAGACAAACGTGACGTAAGTTCAACTATTTTTGGTAAGCATATTCCAGGTATTACTATAGTTGACGAAATGTACACTGAAGAAGATGTTACATTAGTTCCGTGGTTAGTCGGCGAAGAATGGAAGAAGATTGAAAAGGTAAAATCCAAGTATATGTTTGGTCACTTTGAACTTCCTAGTTTTTATATGAACGCACTTGTAAAAATGCCCGACCATGGTGACTTAAAACCGCAACATTTTAAACATCAAGAATATGTGTTTAGTGGACATTTCCACAAACGTCAAGTACAGGGTAAAATACATTACATTGGTAATGCGTTTCCGCACAACTATGCAGATGCATGGGATGACGAACGTGGTATGATGATACTTGATCGTGAAAAT